GTTTCTCTCAAATACATAGCAATCGAAAAAGCCATCACTAAGTCATCGTTATACCCCGACATAGCTTGTTGCTTACCGTTCTTCCATATAAATACGCGAAGCTCCTCTAATAATCTAACTGATCTTATGGTAACCGTTTTGTTTTCTATAAAGTCTCTCATCTTTTCTAATACAGAAGGTCTAACTTTAGGACTCATGGTAAATCCAGGCACCAAAGTTGCATTTCCGTAGTGTACTTGTAAATAGCTGTTTAAGTCAGCGTTACTGTCAGATCTATGACTAAAGTGTATATTAGAGTATCCGCTCTCCACCACGCCTTGAACTACGTCCCAACCAATATTTGCGTTTTCAATTACTAATAAAGCTTGGTTGTATCTAGTTGCTATGGCTATAAGCTCGTTGGCAAATATCCTGGTGTCTGTTTGGGCTTTAAATTCAGCTACTTGTGTCAACGTCTCTGTATCTATAACATGATAAGCGGAGTAGTCCATTGAGTCTCCCCTCGCTACGTCAGCTACTACCATATAATAAGTGGTGGGCTTAGGATATTCCCAAATCCAAAGTGCTTTTTCCTGGCCTTCTCTATTGATTGGCTCGGATATCATATTGGCTTCATACCAAGTTAAAATCTCTGGAGGAATTACTGTATTACCTGAGGTAGCAAAGTCACAATCACACTCTTGAGCTGCATTTCTAACTCCGAGATCCACGTCTTGCATATCTCTCCAAGCTTGATCTCTTTCAGGGTGAACTGTCCAAGGCAACGAGATTGGTAAAAAGTTATTCTTTTGTAATTGAGCTTCTGTATAAGATTTGTGGAACCAGTTACCAACACCGTTAGGAGTAGATAACGCAATACATCCACCACCGGTAGCCAAGGTCATCTTAGCAGCAGTGTAAATAGTCTCAATGTTATCGATAAACGCGGCCTCATCTATTACCAAGAGCGACACGGCTTCAGAACGACCTGCGTCACCCGCCGCTGATACTGCTTTGATTTGAGAACCGTTTGTTAATCTTAAACTTAATGCGTTGTTAGAAGTTGCAGCAGCTCCTATCTTCATCCAATTAGGTAAGTTATCGTAAGCGAATCTAACCTTTGTAACCATGTTCTTTGCAGTGTCTTGCTTAGTCGCGATTACAAGAATGTTCTTATCTTTTGAAAATACCATCATCCACAAAGAATAGGCGGACACCAAGGTAGAGATACCCAACTGTCTGGACTTATTTATGATTGAGTCCGGGTGTTTTTGAAATAGTTTTAGAACCTTTTCTTGGAACGGATAAAGGTCGAACAGCATTCGACCTCTTTGTGGGTGTTGGATCATGTAATACTTCTTCATGAAATATACAGGATCTTGAGCGCACCTTACAAACTCTTCCTTAATTCTTTGTTTTATATCGATTTGACTCTCTGACATTATTTATGCGTTGCTGCGAGACCCAAGATTAAAAATCCCATTCCAAATTTAGTCAGCTTATTGATCTTGTTTTTTCTATCCAATTTTTTAATGTCTCCCTTTAAACCTTCAACTATTACTTTGTAATTATTTTGTTGTTCTACTTGCTTTTGTATGATTGATTCGTAGTTGCCCTCTTTAGTTCTTAGGGTTACGATTACTTTGTCTTTACCATTTACAGTCGATTCTAAATTAGTGATCAAGCTATCTTGGTTTAATACAATATTCTTAGTTCTGTCTAAATCAACCAAATCAACTACAACTGCCTTAGAAACTGGGACTGGTAATATAGTTGTATCTGTAGTAGGAACTTTATATTGAGCTTCGTATCTCTTTACAAAAAAGCTGTCGATCTCATGAGGTCTCATTTTTGCTGCAGCCTCTAGTTCAGATTTATCTTCTTTTAACTCTTTTACTTTTCCAGATAATGTCTTAGTTTTTTGTTCTAAAACCAAGTTCTCCTGCTCTACCACTTGGATTGTAGCCTCTAAACTATCGTTCTGACCGTGTAAAGAATCGATTTGAACGGCTAACTCTTCTATCTTGTTTTCGTATGACTCTGTGTTAAATCTAACGCCATCAAACTCTTTGTATAAGAACCAAATACACGCTAGTAAAAATACGGCAATGCCGGCTTTAATTGCTATTTTCATAGTTTTTTAGTTTTCTAATAAATATGTCACTAAGCTTCTTCTTCCACCGCGCTATAAATACGCTTTTTGCTAATTAATAAGAATTGGGAAGCATTCATTTTTAGGCCATTTATATAATATTCCTCTTTACCGTCAGCATAAATCATAGCTGGACCGTTTAAATTGTGAGGTTTTCTATTCTGACCTGGATCTTGTACGTAATGGATTATAATGCCATCAATAGTTTTCATGACACCGTAAGTAGTCTTTTTCATATAACCAATTTAATAAATTTTTTTGATACTTTTTAACTAAAGTCTATGGTGATAAACTATTTGGTTAACGAGAATCCAAGTTTACTACTTGTAGGATTCAAAGTACTTAAGCTAGGAATATCGAATTTAAACTTAGCATTAGGATCATTAAAAGATCTAATATCAAAAGTCATGCTACCACCGTCTTTTAAATCGAAGGTTAAGTACATTTGTTTTACTTCTGTTTTTGAAATGATATCTTTTAATGCCTCTACAAATTTAGGTTTCGTATTCATTTGATCTGCCACATAATAAGATAGTGGAGAAGTTATGGCTCCGTAGTATCCATTATCGCCAGTTTTTTTCTTCATCGTATCCCAATCTACTTTGGCGCCTTTTCCTGGCAATCTTTTTGTTTGACTAAAAAATGGATTGAATTTTTTGAAGAATACAGCGTCTTTTTTCGTAGCAGTATTTGCATTTGTTTTTGCAAAAAGTTTCTTTAAGTAATCGTTAATGTCTTGGGCTGTTAAATTTTTTGGATCTACTCCTATGATATTACCCAATGTAGTGATTGCTGGCATATCTTTTGGAAATGCTGATGCTACACGTATGAAAGCATTAGGACTTGTTTCACTAATCATAGGTAGCAGTGCCTTATATAGAGCGTATTGATTTTTTTCTCCTTTAATTTGATCAGGTTTAATTGCTTTTAATAAATCCGTTAAAGAAGCTGTTGCGCCTTTCTCGTATTTAGAAGATATCTTGTATCCGTCTAGATAAAAGTCAACCAATGGTTCGTTTCCTTTAGGAAAATCAAGACCTTTTTTAATTCCTACGTGTTTACCTAAGAATATACCTCCTAATATTTCTCCAAAATCTTTACCAATAGTATTTTTATCTTGTGTAGAAATAGAAGATAGTAAAGGTGTAGTTTGTTTTGATAATGGTACGTTTACTTTACCGCTTTTTAATTTAGAAAGTCCTGATTTTGAAGCAGGAGTATTTTTAGCCGTATCTGTAACTAGAGCTGTAAGTATTTTTCCTAAATTTTTGTCTTTTTGAACTGCTTTAGTTGTTGCATTTACAACGCTATTTAAATCTTTGTATTCTCCAGCAATTCCTAGATTAACCGGAGTCAATGATTTGAAAGTAACTGTCTTATTTTCTTGACCAGTTTGGTTTACTATCAATACAAATTCTCCTTTTTTAAAACTAGGAGTTGATTTTGTTACTGTGATTTTAATTGTTGGATAAGTTCCAGACGCTGAGTCTTTTGTTCCTTTTTTAACGTCAGCCATTGTATAATTCCCTTTACCAATTACTTTATCAGCAGCTTTAGTAAGAGATTTTGCTGGATCTGTACCTAATTGATATCTTAAGTGATCTGGTTTCTTTTTGCCTTTATCTCCTGGTAAATTCATCTTTTTCATTTCTGAATTAAGAGAATTTCTTAGATCTGTAGTTAGGGCTTCTTTTATGATGCTCTTTAAAATTACGCTTTCTGTTAGCGGTTCTGTTTCTTCTTCTCCGCCTTCCTCTGCTGGTGTTGTTTCTTTTCCTGTTTGATCTCCACCTCCATTATTATTTCCGCCGCTTAAACTGCCATCGTCTTCGCCGTCTGCTCTCGTTCCTTGTTCTGCTCCTTCAGGTCCTTTCGTTTTCAATGGGCTTCCTTGTTGTAATAATCTAGAAATACCTTTCATCGCTCTTTCCTTTTCACCTATACTTGATAAATAATGTCTTTTACCAGCAATTACAGCTTGATAAATGCCATCTCCCATGTATATCAAATAAAAGTATTGACTGTTGTGCAAAACAATTTTAAAACTTGTAGGCTTAGGCGACTGAATGAATATAGCAGTAATGTACTCTTTAAAAGCAGGAGTCATTAACTCTTCTAATAATAAATTTAAGGTATGATACTTCTTAAGAATAAAACCCATTGGGTCCTTATCGAAAGGAGAATCAGGCTTATCTTCTTTTTCGTTAGCTCTGTCGTCGACTTTTTCTTCCGCGTTATCTTTCTTTACTTCTTTTTCGTCTTCGTCAGCTTCTAAAAGAATAGCCTTTAATATGTGTAAATCTTTATTCATTATGCTAATAGAGCGTGATACTCTTTAAAGTGTTTAATTCTATCTGGTAATCCTATAGTTCCACCGTTTACTCTCTTTGTAATCTTAGTTACTACTTCGTCTGTAGCACCCAAATCAGCTAACTTGTGCAAACCGTTCTTGCTAAAAAACCAAGCAGCAGATAATAGAGCATATTTGTCTGCAACGACTGTTGGGTTAGCAGCTATGTCTTCGTTGATTGATTTTCCGAATGCAGTGTAGTTGTCTTTACCGGTTAGTTGTATGTAACCGCGACCACAATATTTAGCACCATCTCCAGTTGACTCTGCGCCGTTACCCATTCTATTGCCGTAAACCTTATTAGCAATTTTCTCAGGTTTTCTTTCATACGCTTTAGCTGATTCCAAAGTAGGAAAGTATTTCTTAAAAATACCATTCAAACCTTTAGCGGAATAGTTTAAGTTTTCTTTTGTCAATCTAAATCCTCCGCTCTCGTGACCGCACTGGGCCAAGAAATGAGCCAAACGCAATGGAGTATTGATTTGGAATTTCTCCATTACTCCAGGAATTTGTTCAATTACTTTGTCTGGTATATGTCCTTTTAATTTATCTAGATTCATGCTTATAATTATTTGTTTGCACGCTTTGCAGCTCCTTTCCACATTGCCGCTGCAGCTACTGCTTTAGGATTTTCTGCTCCGCTCTCTTTTGCTTTCTTTTCCACAGCCGCGAAACCTTTTCCTTTTTTACCAATGTCTCCACCTTTTTGTGCTTTCTTAACAATAGTAGATTTTTGAGCTTTAGATAAGCCTGCTGATGGTTTTTTCTTGGTTTCCATCAAATCTTCTAAAGCAAGACCATCTTTGTGCTCTGGTTGAGAATATTCGTGATAATTTTCACTCGCTTGTCTAATGTAATTAGC